CAGTAAGAACCTCCGAACCAGTAGACGCATGACCGTAGACGTAAGCGGTAGAAGTTCCGCCCTCCCAAGCATCGAAGATGTCCCCGAAGTTGGCTGAACTTACGTCCGGATCAAAGAGAAAAGTAGCCGAGATGGTCCCGCCCTTTTCACCAGCCAAGTAGTCTTTAGACCCGTTGGACTCATAGTTAGTCGCATCAATCATGTCCGCAGACAGAGAGACGTTAGAGGTAGTTACCCCTTTAAGAAATGTTCCTGCGCCAAATTCAAGGCGGATAAAACGGCCGTCTGTTTTCGCCATTATGTAGAGTTTTTATGTGCTACAAAATTAGGCAGAAACAAAAAAGGGCCTCATCCCTGAGACCCTTCAAAACCTAAATTGTAACCCGATATGAGAAAGCTACGCGGCGAATGTATTAAATCTCTTCTACTCTTACAAGCCAGTCCAAAGTTACAGACCATTCGTACCGGCTGTCCTGGACCTCAGGCAGTACATAGTTTACCGCTTCTAATTGCTGAGTAACTATATTAAAGCCCGTTACGGTTATGCTGTCGAAGGTAGTAGGCTGCATAAGGTCCGCTACGGTGTCCCCGAAGTTATTTAGATCCTCGGCGCTTATACTGGTCCGCTCGGCTACTATTGCACATTTAACGGATATAGCCACTTCGTATATAAATTCATCCTGCGGCCCGGTCTCGTTTGTGTTCAGACCGTAAATGAATATATAAGCCTTATCCGCAAAGGTTGGGGTTTGGGAAGTGTAGGCGGGTATATAAGACCCCGTTAGGCTTGTATTGTCGCTGAAACAAGTACTTACTATAATGCTCCCGCCGTCATCTATGACGCGCTGGACGTAGTTGAGGTTATAGGCTCCCGCCAGTTCTGGGGCCAGTACCTTGTCTTTAAGTAGCGTATAAACCGCTTTAAGAATTTGCCCCTGCGCTAACTTCATGTAACAAATTTACGGCGGCCCGCGCCCCCTTGTCCATCCGTCCTACTATTTCCCGGTAGTCCTCGGCTCGTTCGTTCTGGTACTTCTTGAACTTCCAAATATTCGTCTCGCTCTTAATGTCCACAATAAAGGGCCGTTCCTCTTCAAAGGTTTCCATCCATACCCCGGCGGCCTTGAATTGCTTTTCGCTTAGTAAATCCAGCTGGTTATTCATAGCCTTAGGCCATATAGGGCCGTTCTCTAAGACTTTATCCATAGCGGCGGCACTCCATAGCCTACCGGCTCCGAAAACGCTGTTTACGCTTGTATGGGTCATTGCCGTACTAACTGCCCTCTGGGTACTCGGTTCTATAAAGTAAACGGACCGGCATCCTACATACTGTACGCCCCTGGTTAGGGCCTCTTCGTAATATATATCTGCCTCTTCTATAAATACATCGTCCGAGCCTATTTGTAGGTAGTAGTCAAACCGGCCGCGCATTATATCTAAAATAGCTTCCTGCTTGTAGCTCAATGGGTCATTCTCGGCAAATACAGACGCATACGGATAGCCGTAATGGTTTACCACCTGGGTAAGGTCATCCGGAAGGGACCAGCCTACGCATAGCTCTAAGTCTATGCCCATATTTCGCCAGCGTATACGCATGGCCTTGAAACTCTCTAAAGCTGCTCTAAGAACTAACGGACGGCCGTACAGCGGCATCCATACCCCTACCTTCATCTAACGGACCTTAGTATTCGTTTAATCTTCTTTTTATAGCCTGGTATAACCTTCTTATAGGCCGGTCTTAAAAAAGGTTTAGGCTTTGTACCTTTTTTGGCTATGGTCTTTTGGACAGCGTAGGCCGCGCCCTCGTCTCCTAACTTTCTCTTAGCCCATTGCTTTAACGGTCCGATAGGCGCCCAATGCGGAACGCTCCCGAACTCTACAGCGGCCGCATACTTTAAGGCGGTTCCTACGATATAAGTAACCCGCGCAGCTTGGCCCCTAAGCCTTCTGCTAATTTTAACGGATCGCGCTTGGCGTTGTACTTGTATGGATGAACCTAACCGGCCCAGGTTGTGGGGTGCTTTTTGAGCTGCTAACAGCTGAACCTCGTAAGCCGCGTGCGCAGTTTCTTTCTCTATATTCTTAGCCACTCGGCCGCCGTAGGCCGATAGGTCGCGCATAAGTTTATTTATTTCGCGCTGGTCTACTTTAAACTCTATCCGCACTACGCTTGCCGCTCTACTGCTTGGAAAGTTACGAAGGCCCTATCTGGCCCCTCTATGGCTGGACCGTCTACGCTCAGGCTTCTGCCTCGGTATTCTATTCTAAACACATCGCTGGGAAAGTCTGGGCCATCTATATCGCCGGACCAATCCAAGCGGGAACGCATGGTAATTTCATACCTGGCCACGTTCAGTACCCGCGCATCGTCCGCGTTCTTAGAGCTGCCTAACCTTTTGACGTTTGCCCAGTCCGTAAAACTTACAGACTCCTTAGACCGGAAGCCGCCCATACTATCCGCCTGAGTAGTGTAGGCGTAGCACGTTACTTGTTCATTCAATAACCCCGGATTCATAGAAACAGCTTAGTACGTTCCTTAGCCAGCAGGCTGTTTAGATCCGCTTTAAGGTTACTTACAATAGTACCCGTTACGCTTATGCCTCGGTTCTGGTACAGCTCGGCGCATATCTTAATAATAGCCTCTTTTACGTTCTCAGTAACGTAGGACAGTTGGGCCACATAATTAACCGTATAAGTTGAGTAGGCCGTAGGCGATGGAATACGCAACCGTCCCCCGGTTAGTAGATAGTAGTCCTCGTCTGCTGTTAGGGTAGTGTTTGCCCCTTCCAGGTCTTGACCTACTACGGAAGTAATAGAGCTTACTGGACCCATAGGCAGCACGTATCTAAGTTCTCCGGCGTCCATGTCTCGGTCGTCATCAAAGTCCCAAAGGATCGCCTGCATTCGGTTCTCGTTTAGGCTCTGGCCTATGTAGGTCTCTACGTATCGCGTAGACGCCTCTAACTGCCGGTCTATTAGGTCATCTTCGCCGGTGATGTTTACGGCGCGGGCATAGGTGCGAAAATCTGCACGGCTGATAATGTTAGCCGGAGTAACCGCCGTTACTGTATGGTCTATTCTCATGCTTCAAAGTTACGGCATAAGAAAGCCCCGCATTACACGGGGCTACCACCAAACCACTAAACAGACATGGAAAACATGAAAGTAAGCTAACGCAAAGATAGGGCAATAAAAAAAGGGGACCGAAGCCCCCTTAGTAATTACTCAAGCTACTACTATGTAGGAGTAATGATGTACTTAACATTCGCGTAAGTGTCGGTAAATACCGCGTTATCGTGCTTACGAACGTGCGCCAGGCGCTCCTCTACGCGGACAGTAACCAAATTCTTCTGAGCATTGTCAGAATCTTGAGGGAAGAACTGTACGGAAGGTGCAGAACGCTGGAACAGCTGAGACGCTGCGGCCTTGTCGAACACGAAGAACGAGCCTTCAGCTACTGCGCTGCTGTGATACACGGGCATACCGAAGAGGGTATAAGTGTTCTGTACAGCGTCAAAGTAGTAAGGCGCTACGTACTGGCCGTTGGAACCTTTAGAACCGATCATAGCGAAGAAGTCGGTAGGATTAACCATTACACAGTCGGCCATGAAGTCCTGAGAAGCCAAGTAGCCGGAAGCCGCTTGAATGCAGTCCCAGTTGTTAGGCTCGGCCCAGTTGGCTGTAGTGCTGAGGTCATTAGAGTCAGCAGCAGCGGCGGCAAGTCCGTAGAGGTTAGTACCTGCTCCGGTTCCAGTAAGCAGCTGGCTGTCCTCCTGGTTCATGAGCAAGCGTGTAAGCTCGTAAGACAGATAGGAAGTCATGCCGCTGATGTCGTCCAGCATCTGAGTAGAGATACGAGCGAAAGCAGCGATAACCTGAGCGTTGAAAGTCTGCTCGGCCATGTCCTTGTCGATCTGGCTCTTTGCGTCTCCCTCAGTCTGGTTGCCGGCTGTGCCTTCGCCTCCAGTTACCTTAGCGTAGCGTACAGAGTCCCCGATCATTGTCCCTTGTGGGATGAAATTACGGACACGGTTAGGACGGTCTACGTCTGGAAGGATGGGCAGGCGTGTTTGCTCGGCTACGTCTCCAGTAGTAGAAGCTGCAAAGGTCATAGTACCTACAGCCTTAGTGAGCATACCGGGAATACGAATACCCTTGTGAATTGAAGGATCGTTCTTGTACGCCTCGTACTCTGGGTTCTCTACGATGGACTTAGCCATAGCCTCGGAAGTAGTCAGCTCGGCCGCCTTAGTAGTAGCCATACCGTTCTTGGTAAGCTCTTTCAGACGAGCGTCCAGCTTGTCGCTGTGCTTCTGTACTTCCTCGCTGTTGCCTTGTACCTCTTTAACGAGATCGGTCAGCTTGTCGATTTGGCTGCTGTAGTCAGCTTGGCCCTTTGTGATTGCATCGATGCGGCCGTTCAGCTCTTCTCTGGTCTTTTCTACAGAGCTGGAAACGTCCGAAGCAATCTTATTTAGTTGTTCTTCAGCATTCATTTTCTTGAAAAATGCAGGGTTAGACTTTATTTGAATTGATGCGGTTCCAAATACTCAGGAAATCCGGCTCGGTTTCTTCGGAGTGCGTGTGCGGCTCCTCTGTTACGAGTGAACTAAGCGCCTTCTGTATTTGGGTGCATTCGATCTCTAATTGTGTGAAAGCCTCGTCCGTCAGGGTAGAACCCGAACGAAGTAGCTTTTGCATTTTGCCCAGGCGTTCTACAAGGTTACTAACCTCGTCCCCGGACTTTACCGATACTGTAGGCGTCTCGGCGTTGGCCCCTATGACCACGCTGGAACCTTCCCACAGTTTGGCCTCGGTAATGGTGCGGACCCGCTCATACTTGGGCTTCTCCTCATCGTCCATTTCGTAAGCCATCTTAACAATAGAAAAGCCTACGGAATGCTCGTTAATAATACCCGCCTCATAATAGGCCATAACGTCCCGGCCCTTTGCACTATCGACCAGCTTTGAAACAAAGTACAGGCCGTAGTCATCTTCTGCAAGCTCCATGAGCTTTCCAATAGGCTCATAACTTGAATGGCTCCAAAGGTGAGCTATACGCCCTTTTCCGTTTGGTCCGTTCTCGGCTATAGACTTAGAATAAGCGCCGCGGGCCATTACATCGTTATGGCTGTCTACGTTCCCGAACTTTGAGAAGTAGCCAGATACTACGCCCTTTTTTCCGTCCACGTCTTTTACAATCATGGAAGGATCATTAAAGCCCTTATGTAATAGCGTACCGCTCATACTCTTTTCTTCTTCGTCTATTATACTCTTTGCCCAACGCTTTCCGGCTAAGCCGCCCCACAATAAATACGAAATAGTCCCGCAGGCTTTCGTATCGCTTTCATCGTAGTAAGTCTCCGCCCTGCTTAGATAACTGTACATACGTTTAACCGTATCGTAAGTTATTGCCTCCCTATTGGCCAGCTGCTGCGCTCTGACCTTACCTACCTGAGTGGCGCACCTATTGTTTACAGCTTCGTTAAGTTCTATCCCCCTCTTCGCGTTATTACTTACCGCCTCCGGATAGTTCTTATAGGTCTTAGCCATTCCGATACAAAATTACATAGAGCGAAAAACTACATTTCGCTAAACATCGGCTGCCCATCGTCCCGAACAAAGGCCACAGTACAGCGACAGTTGCAGCGGTTTTTAGCCCCTCCGTTTGGGTCCCCTGGTCGCATCATCTTAGACCCTTGCACATTAAAAGGTTTATCGCGGTCTACGGTCTGCCCATTCATTACTACATGATCGGCGGCATCCGGCGGTATAGTTCGGGTCCGGCTATCTATCCGGGCTATCCATACTTTTTTTAATTGCAGCCCTAACTCGTCCGCTATGCTTTGGCCGCCCGTGTCCGCCCCGTAGTTGGAAGCTGTTAAAACCTCGGTCCGTGCTATTAGTTCGCTTCGCCACTTCGATACATTGCGCCACTCAATAGGAACGCGCTTATTTAGGCGCTCCATAGTTTCAAAGATGCTTAACCCCTCGTCTAAACTTTCCGCTATGATCCGTTGAATAATCCGCTTTGCCGCTACTTGGCTGCTCCCGATTATAGAGGTTATATAAGTGGCCGCCTCGGTGTCTACATACTCTAACATCTGAGCGGTCCAGATGTATTGAAAGTCCTCTAAGGTCATTTCCTTAGAGCTGTCTGCCTCTCGTTTAATCTGATTGTAGGAGCCGGTCGCAAAGTCTACGCCTACCTCCTGGTACAAATCAACAAAAGCCGCTTTTAGATCGTCCCTACGGACCAGGGTAGTAACAGAGCTTAGAACCGCCTGCGGGTCAGTAGCTAACTTAAGATACTCTAAGAGGTTCGCTATTTGGTCGTTTAGCGCCTTGTTAAAGACCTTGTTATACTTGCGGACATATCGCCCCCGCTTGCGATCGTTACGGGTCCAGTACTTGGCCCCCTCCCGTTTAGTCATTCGGCAAGCTATCGCCGTTTATCTGCTCGGCTATTTGTGGGGCATCTAACCCACTTAA